TCAGGACCGAGGCAGCGTCTGCAGCCAGGTGGGGCGATCGTGATTGTGATGACCCGCTGGTCTAAGCGGGACTTGACCGCACAGGTCATAAAGTCTTCTCTTCAGAGAAACGGAGAGACTTGGGAGGTGATTAACTTCCCGGCGATCATGCCGTCTGGCATACCGCTGTGGCCCGAGTTCTGGCCTTTGAAAGAACTAGAAGTATTGAGAGAACAGCTGCCCGTGCACAAGTGGCAGGCTCAGTATATGCAGGACCCCACATCAGCAGAAGGGGCGCTAATCAAACGTGAGTGGTGGAGAGTGTGGGAGAAAGAGAACCCTCCGCCGTGTGAGTTCATCATCCAGTCTTGGGATACAGCGTTTACTAAGAACACTCGTTCAGACTATTCAGCGTGCACCACATGGGGAGTTTTCTATCGAGAGGACGAGGACACAGGAGGCAGAACAGCTAATGTCATATTGCTCAACGCTTATAAAGAGCGCATGGAGTTTCCAGAACTCAAAGAGAAAGCAGTGCAGGAGTACAAAGAGTGGAGTCCGGACGCTTGCATTATTGAAGCTAAAGCTGCCGGTGCGCCCCTCGTATTTGAACTACGGGCTATGGGCATCCCTGTCACGGAATACACTCCCTCTCGGGGAAACGACAAGATTGCAAGGGTTAACGCAGTATCGGACTTATTTGCATCAGGTCTTATCTGGGCACCGGAGACTCGGTGGGCAGAGGAGGTTATCGAGGAGTTTGCGGCGTTCCCAGCGGGGGAACATGACGACCTGGTGGACTCAAGTACGCAGGCATTGCTCAGATTTAGACAAGGAGGCTTCATCCGCATAGAGACGGACGAGGAAGATCGCCCGTATGAGGTCAGAACGAGGGCTTATTACTGATGAGTAAGTGGGTTCAGATCACAGGAATATTAAAAAAAGACGTAGATGCGTATACGTTTACAAAAAGATTGTGGGATTATCTATGTTGGAGATGGTTTAGTGCTGTACGGGCGATAAAAAACCCGCGAAAATGGTACAAGCGCCGACAAAAGGTGCGACAGATTAACAAGTATTTGCTGAGAAAAGCGAAGGAAATGGAAAATGGCAATAGATAAAGCACTTTACCAAGCTCCGATGGGGCTTGAAACCACCGATGTGGAGCCAATTACTGTAGAAATTGAGAACCCAGAGTCTGTTTCTATTGGCATTGACGGTTTAGAAATTGAAATTGGACCTAAAGAACTAGAAAAAACTGGAATTGATAACTTTAATGCCAATCTTGCGGAGTTTATGGGCGAGAATGCCATGCTCATGCTGGCTGGCGAGCTCTTAGAAGACTATCAGACAGATAAAGATTCGAGAAAAGACTGGGAACAGACCTACAAAACGGGTCTTGACCTACTTGGACTTAAGATTGAGAATCGTACAGAGCCTTGGCCCGGGGCTTGTGGCGTGTTTCACCCCATACTGACGGAGGCAACAGTACGCTTCCAGTCCGAAGCGATCATGGAGACGTTCCCGCCCAGTGGTCCGGTCAAAACTAAGATCGTTGGTAAAGAAGATAAGGCTGCAGACATGGCAGCTGACCGTGTTAAAGAGTATATGAACTATGTACTCACGGAAAAAATGCCTAACTACCGCACTGAGCATGAGCGGATGTTGTGGTCGTTGCCCCTTACAGGCTCGGCGTTTAAGAAAATTTACTATGACGAGTCGACTCAGCGCCCTGAGGCGATGTTTGTACCAGCAGATGACTTTGTTGCCCCATATGGAGCGTCGGATCTGGAGTCATGCGAGAGGTTTACGCACGTCATGCGTAAAACTAAGAATGAAGTGCGTAAGATGCAGGTCTCGGGGTTCTATCGAGACATTGACTTAGAAGATCCTCCAGCACTGTCTATTAGTGATATTGAGAAGAGTGAGGCAGAAGCTCAGGGTATCGACATTACTAAGGACGACCGCTATCTCTTACTAGAGATGAACGTGAACTTAGATCTTGAGGACGACCCGTATCGTGCTGAAGGTGGGATTGAGATTCCATACGTGGTCACTATTGATAAGTTTAGTAACCGGATACTGGCTATTTACCGTAACTGGGACGAGGAGGATGAGACTTATCAGCGCCGTATGCACTACGTGAAGTATGACTATGTACCTGGGTTTGGGTTCTATTCGTACGGGTTGATCCACCTGATCGGTGGACATGCTAAGAGTGCCACATCACTGCTTCGTCAGTTAATTGACGCGGGTACATTGGCTAACTTACCTGGTGGCTTGAAAACTCGTGGTATGCGTATCAAGGGTGATGAGACGCCGATCATGCCGGGAGAGTTCCGTGACGTTGACCTGCCAAGCGGTAAGATTCAAGAGAACATTACGTTCTTACCGTATAAAGAACCCTCGCAGACTTTGCTGTCTCTCTTCGATAAGATTGTGGAGCAAGGTCGGAGCATGGCGGCGGTTGCAGATCTGAAGATCGCAGACGTCGACCAGAACACCCCAGTGGGCACTACGCTTGCCGTACTAGAGCGGATGCTCAAGATTATGTCGGCAGTTCAAGCCCGTATGCACGCAACGCTGAAGAAAGAGTTCAAGCTCTTGAAGGTAATCATTGCTGATAGTGCACCTATAGATTACGAGTACAACGTCGACCCGACTAGAGCGATTAAGCAAGCTGACTTTGAGCGTATTGATGTGATTCCGATCTCGGACCCTAATGCGTCTACTTTCTCGCAAAGATTGTTGCAGTATCAAGCGGTAATGCAGTTATCTCAACAGCGACCAGACATCTATGACATTCCGTTTTTGCACCGCAGCATGGTGCGTATGATCGGTCTAGAGAATGCAGACAAGATCGTGCCCGATAAAGACAACGTCCCATACCGTGATCCTGTCTCAGAGAATGCTCTGGTGTTACAAGGCAAACCGGTAAAAGCGTTCGTGGAACAAGATCATGAGGCGCACATCAAGGTGCACACTGCTGCTGTGCAGGACCCGATGGTGCGTAAATTAGTAGGTCAGTCGCCACAGGCTAACGCGATCATGGCGGCGATGGAGGCTCACATTGCCGAGCACTTGGGTATGGAGTACCGCAATCAGATTGAGATGGCGATGGGTATTTCTATACCGCCCCTTGGCGCAGAGATCCCACCAGAGATGGAGGTGCAGTTGTCCCGTCTCATGGCAGATGCCTCTCAGAAAGTCTTGCAGAAGAACCAGGCTGAAGCTGCTATGCAGGAGCAGCAGGCTCAAGCACAAGATCCGCTTAACCAGATCCAGCGTGAAGAGTTGGCGATCAAGGCAGCTGATGTACAACGCAAGAGTAAGAAAGACGAGTCCGATGCGATCCTCGAGTCTGCACGGATAGCGTTGGAGCAAGCCAAACTAGATCAGAGCGCCGAGGAGAAGAAGGCGGACAGAGACACTAAGGCAATGATCGAAGGGTTTAAAGCGACCGTAAAACCGGGAAAGGGGGAGTAATTGGCGACATCGTTCGAAGATTTATTTATGAGTAAGTTACGGGAGGAGATTGAGTTTCATACCGTAGCTTTAGCAGAAGGCTCTATGGAGAGTTTTGAAGAATATAAGTACAAGACGGGACTTATTCAGGGTTTAGGTATGGCAGGTAGTATTTTTAGTGAACTAGCAGATCGAGTGAGAAAGGATCAAGACAATGATTAGAGGTGTGGGGGTTCCCAATACAGAACTTACTAGGGAGAAGGCGGAAGCAGCGCTTAAAGCCGGTACGGTTCCTATTCCGAAAGGATGGAAAGTGCTTGTAGCACTACCTGTATTTGAGGAGAAAACTAGCGAGTCAGGGATTATTCTGACTGACGCAACCAAAAAAGCGGAAGAAACAGCGTCCGTTTTGGGTTATGTCATGGCTATGGGAGACGATGCGTATAAGGACACTAACAAGTTCCCAACCGGGGCTTGGTGTTCTATTGGTGATTTCATAATCATGCGTTCGTATTCAGGAACTCGGTTTAATGTGGGTGGGCACGAGTTTCGATTAATTAATGACGACACTGTAGAAGGTGTTGTTGCCGACCCATCTGGGTTTACTCGAGCATAAGGAGATCGTATGGTAAATAAACTTAAGACCTTAATTGGGGATGAGGACTCTAGCTTGGGTCCTGATGGTCTACCCCCGGAAGATGTAGTAACTAGGAAAGAAGCTTCTGCCGAACCGGAATTTACGGTAGAAGTAGATGAAGAACCGGCTGTTTCGACTAAGGCTGAAGTGCGTCCTGAGCTTTCAGAATATAAGCAGAGCAAAGATGACGAGTATGAAAACCTCAAAAAGCAGGTTGAGGAAGAACGTCAGATGCGCTTGCAGATTCAGCAAGAGCAGGAAGAGGCGATGCGTTATGCGCAGGCAGCTCATCAAGAGAATCAACGTCTAAAGCAGGTATTGGATCAAGGTGCGTCTCTCTACACCGATACTGTCAAATCTAAATTAGACACTGAATTGTCTCAAGCTCAGAAAGCTTATAAAGAAGCTTATGAGTCAGGTGACTCTGATGGGATGGTTGCTGCTCAGTTAAAAATGGCGGAGATTGTTGCGGAAAAAAGAGAATTTTCTAAGCGACCCCCTTTACAACAAGCAGAAGATGTTGTATATAGTAACCAAGCGCAAGCTGCTTCAAGTCCATCTGCAGCGCCAGTTGTGCCAAAAGCTGATCCAAAAGCCGAGGCATGGTTCGATAAGAACAAGAGCTGGTTTGGTGTAGATGATGAGATGACGGCAATTGCTTACGCTACAGATAAGAAACTCATACGAGAAGGCATTGACCCTCGTACGGATGAATACTATAGACGTCTAGACGCACGCATTAGAGAAGTCTTCCCTGATAGATTTGAGGAAGTGCCTAAGCAGAGTCAGACGCGACAGCGACCTACTGTGGTTGCACCTGCCTCTAGAAGTCCCTCATCGAAGACTATAAAAGTACCGCCCGGCGGAGCCGCGGTGGCACGTCGACTTGGAGTTCCTTTAGAGGAATATGCTAAACAATGGGAAGCTGTTAACGGAAGGAGTTAAGAATGAAACAAAATCGCATGAATCGTGAGTTGGAAAGTCGTGAAGCACAAACCCGTGAGGAATCATGGGTACCGCCTAGCCAATTGCCAACCCCAGATCCGCAAGACGGATATAGATTTCGCTGGATTCGCACGTCTGTTATGGGACTTGATGATTCCAGAAACGTATCTATTCGCCGCCGTGAAGGCTGGGAACCCGTGAAAGCTGAAGATCATCCTGAACTTCTTCTTGATTTAGGACTGCCAAATAATTCCACCTCAAAAACCGGATTAGTCGAGTTTGGCGGACTCATGTTGTGTAAAACTACTGAAGCAAAAGCAACCGGACGTCAACGTTATTACGAACGTTTGGCTGATCAACAACTTCAGTCAGTTGATAACAACTACTTAAAAGAGAGTGATTCTCGTATGCCGATGTTTAGTGAAAAGCGTTCGGACGTCACTTTTGGTCGTGGTATTTAACTTTAAGGAGTTTTAAATGGCTTATCCAACCGTTTCAGCTCCATACGGATTCGATGCTATTAACAGCGTAGACGGCAAACCCTATGCCGGTGCTATTCGTCAGTATCCCATTACTGCCGCATATGGCACACCAATTTATTTTGGTGACGTTGTTAAGATGGTTTCCGGTGGAACTATTGAAAAATCTGCAGTAACCAACGATTCAGCTGCTGAGCCAACGCTCGGTGTGTTTGTTGGTGTGCAGTATGTAAATTCACAAAGTCAAACTGTGCAAGCCCAGTATTACCCTACTGGTGTGACTAACGCAATTGCCTATGTGGTTCTTGATCCTCAAGCTGCTTATAAATGTGCAGTTACCGATGCTGGCGATGCAGATACTGTTACTTTTGTAACTCGCGCTGTTGTTGGTAAAAATGCTATTCGTAATGCAGGCACCGGTTCTAATGTGACTGGTGATTCTGGGTCTTCTATCCAAGCGGACACTACAGCTAATACAGCTGCGTTTCCATTCCGTATTATCGATGTTGTGCCTGATACAGCGATTAATGCCACGGCTTTCCGTGAAGTTATCGTGAAGATTAATCAGCCACAATTCGAAGTAACCACTGGCATTTAAGGAGCTTAACAAATGGCTATTTCACGCGCACAATTATTGAAAGAGCTCCTACCTGGCTTAAATGCCTTGTTCGGTATGGAGTACAACCGCTACGGCGAAGAGCATAAAGAGATTTTTGATACTGAAACCTCTGAGCGTTCGTTCGAAGAAGAAACCAAACTATCCGGCTTTAGTGCTGCACCCGTCAAAAACGAAGGTGCTGCAATTGCGTATGACAATGCGCAAGAAGCTTGGACTGCTCGCTATAACCATGAGACCATTGCTCTCGGCTTCTCTATCACTGAAGAGGCAATCGAGGACAACTTGTATGATGCGCTTTCCGCTCGTTATACCAAGTCATTGGCTCGTGCTATGGCTTACACCAAGCAAACTAAAGCAGCTGCAGTTTTGAACAACGGCTTTACCGCTGGTTTTAACGGTGGTGACGGCGTACCTCTGTTCTCTACTCAGCACCCGTTGGTTTCTGGTGGTGTAAACAGTAACCGTCCTTCTGTCCCAGCTGACCTTAACGAAACTTCCTTGGAAGCCGCCGTTATTCAGATCGCTGCTTGGACCGACGAACGTGGTCTGTTGATCGCTGCTCGCCCAACCAAATTGGTGGTTCCACCTTCACTGATGTTCGTTGCAACTCGTATTCTCGAGACCGAACTCCGTGTTGGTACCGCTGATAACGACATCAACGCACTAAAGAACAATGGTTCTATCCCAGGCGGTTACACTGTTAACCACTACCTGACCGATAACAACGCATGGTTCTTGACTACGGATGTTCCAAATGGCTTGAAGCACTTTGTTCGTACTCCGCTGCAAAACAGCATGGATGGCGACTTTGACACCGGTAACGTTCGCTACAAAGCTCGTGAGCGTTATTCGTTTGGATTCTCGGATCCATTAGGTGCTTTCGGTTCACCCGGATCAACCTAATAAATTGGGGGGAGAAATCCCCCCTTTTTGCTTTATTTGCAGTAATATTTAGGTACTAGGATTTTTAACTTTATCGACTGACCTAGCAGACTTTGTAGAGACGATAAAGTGATGTGCTACAACACAAGGACAATTTAAAATGGCAAGAACTACTTTTTCCGGCCCAGTTCGGGCTGGTTATCAAGGCGGAGAAGCGGGTCCAAACACCGGCTTAACCCCAACCACTATTAACGCTGGTGAAGTTGTTGAAGTAAACACCGGCTCTGGAGCATACGGATTCTATGCTCGTGTAGAACCAACCACAGGTTTTGGCTCAAGCTCTTATCAAACTCCTGGCGAGGCTTATGGCGTTTTTGGACGCACTCAAACTGGATCCCCGTTTGCTACAACTCCTGCAACTACTTTTAATCACATTGCTGGTGCCGTTGGTAACTTTGCAGTTATTGGTTCCTATGCTAACAACGGTTTAATGTCTGGTGTAATGGGTATTATTAATACTAATACTTTGTCAGGTGATGCTGCTGTTATGGCATTTATGCAAGGTGACTCTGGCACTACAACATGTCGTGCAGCGTTTGGCGTTGCAATGGCGCAAACTACCGCAGCTTCTGGCTTTGACTATGGTATTGATTTAAAGATGCAAGATCCCGTTCTTGATGGCGGCGGTCCTTCGTCTGTTCAACCGTACAAAAAAGCCAACATCCGCATGGAAGATGACGTCTGTATTCTTGTAGACGCTGGTGTTCCTACCTCCGGTGCTTCTGGTACGGGCGACAATTATGCTGGTCCTGGTTCTATGTACATTGATTCAACCAATGCAAATATGTACATCCAAGCTGGCTTAATTACCTCCCCAGACTGGAAGCTTGTCACTAGAGCCGCTTAATGTTGACTCATAAAGATCCAGAAGTTCAGGCGATGCTTGGACTTTTGGAAACACAAAGAGACCAACTTATGGGTATAGCAGCGATGCAGACTAAGCAGATTGAAGAGCTAAAAGCCAAACTCGCTGCCCAACAGACAAGCCAGGAGAACAAAGATGGCAATGCAATATGATGTAAAGTCAACTCATCGAGATAGTTCCGGTGTCATGGTTGGCTATAGGACACGCCTTAAAGGAATTGTGATTCAACCTCAAACGGGCGCAGATGCTACTTCTACGCTTGTAAATAATGCAAGTATTAGTGGCACTTACGCACGCGCTACTACAGTTGCAACAGTCACCGCAGTAAATCATCAACTTGATGTTAATGATCGTGTATATCTAGATTGGGATTTAGCAGATGGTCCATATACTGTTTTAACAGTTCCTACGGACAATACTTTTACTGTAGCTGTTGCTGATTCTGGCGCTACAAGCGGTTCGGTTACTGTATACAACGACGTGTTGTTTGAAATTGATACTGATATTCAGGTTGTAACAAACGTTCTTATTCCTGGAGAAGGTATTTTAGCTAGAGATGGCATCCATGCTTTCTTAGCTTCTAACTGTCGTTTGAGTATTTTTTATGGCTAAGACCCCTGCCTGGCAACGCAAAGAAGGTAAAAACCCTGAAGGCGGCTTAAACGCCAAGGGCAGGGCATCTTATAACGCTGCTAACCCTGGTAAGCCTGGACTTAAACGCCCACAACCAGAAGGTGGCAAAAGACGTGATTCCTTCTGCGCTCGCATGAAGGGCATGAAGAAAAAACTAACTTCTGCTAAAACTGCTAATGATCCCAACAGCCGCATTAACAAATCTTTACGGGCTTGGAACTGCAATACTGGAGGAAAAGTTCGTGGCGGCGGGTGTGAAATTCGTGGCAAGACTAAAGGTAAGATGGTGTAACTATGGGTAAAAAAACTAAAGATCCTTTTGATATGACTGACGAAGAATATCGTCTCAATGAAAGAATAAAAGAGGGTATGCGAGATCCGAGCAGTAGCAATGCAATTAATTTACGCACTTATGCTCCGGGGCCGAGATATTACAAAGAATGGGAAGAAGGTTTAAAAGCCGCCGATTCTGAAAAACAACGAGAATCTACTCGCGGAATACGCTCAAAAGGAATGAAGAAAGGTGGCATGGTTAAATCTTCTGCTTCCAAGCGTGCTGATGGCATTGCCCAACGTGGTAAGACTAGAGGGAAAATAGTCTAATGGAACAAGTGTATTTATGGTTATGGAACTTAGGAGTGACAATCGTTATGGCGGTCGTAGGGTTTTGGGCTAAAGAAAAATCAAACGAGCTTCAGAGACTTGGCATTCTGTTAAACAGAACTCGTGAGGAGGTGGCTCGTGAAAACGTCACTCAAGCAGAGATTGATAAAGTTTTGGAGCACATTGACGCAAGGTTCAATAGGCTGGATTCGAAGATTGACTTACTTATCCAAGGAAAAGTCGGTGCCTAGTGTCAGTGCAAAGCAACATAAGTTTATGGCGGCTGTGGCTAACAACCCCAAGTTTGCCAAAAAAGTAGGAGTGCCTTCCTCTGTTGGGAAGGAATTTTTAACTGCCGATAAAGGCAAAAAATTTAAGGAAGGTGGAGAAATGAGAAATACTTCTCGTATGAATAGACTCGAAGAGTTAGGTCGTGTTGACGCTGAAAAGGCTTCTACTGCTAAAGGTAAGAAGAACTTGACTGCTGAAAAGAAACGTATTGTCAAAGAAATGAAAATGTCTAGCGGTGGCAAGACCATGAAAAAAATGGCTTCTGGTGGTTTGTCTGCGGGTCATAAATCAGCTGATGGTATTGCTCGTAAGGGTAAAACTAAAGGTAAGATGGTTAAGATGGGCATGGGCGGAAAAACCTGCTAATTATGGACGAATACACCGCAAACCCTCTTCAAACCGAACGCGAAGCGCAACGTGTGTTGCGTAAAATGCAAACGGAAAAAACGGTTGCAGAAGCTGACAGAGTAAGGGCCGCTGAGAAAGCCGCCGAAGCTCGTGAGTTAGCTCGTCGTTTTTCTATTGAAGGTAAAAGCGTATTTAGTGGCGGTAGCGGGGGTGCTGGTGTATTGCCTAAAACGGGACAAAAGAAAGCTGAATACAAAAAGGGCGGTATGGTTAGATCTTCCGCTTCTAAAAGAGCAGATGGCATAGCTCAGCGGGGTAAAACCAGAGGGAGAATGGTATGAGACCTAGTCGTGGTATGGGTATCGTTAACCCTAAGAAGCTCCCTAAATCTATGCGCCCAATGCCACGCAAAACTGTAAAGAGGGATGGTGATGAACCTGTCGAACTATATGCAGAAGGTGGAAAAGTTTCTACTGTTAACAAAGCTGGCAATTACACAAAACCTGGTATGCGCAGGGCTTTATTTGAAAAAATTAAAGCAAGTGCCACGCAAGGCACAGCGGCTGGTCAGTGGAGCGCTAGGAAAGCTCAGTTGTTGGCTAAAAAATATAAAGAAAAAGGTGGAGGGTATAAATAATGGCTCTTAAAGAAGTTCCTGAAGATAATCGTGGTTTAGCAAAGCTACCCGAAGATGTGCGTAATAAAATGGGTTACGCTAAAAAAGGTGGTTCTGCTAAATGGATTCAATCCGCTATTAAAAAACCTGGTGCTTTACGTAAGTCTTTAGGTGTAAAAGCCGGAGAAAAAATCCCAGCTAAAAAATTAGCTGCAGCTGCTAAAAAACCAGGCAAGATTGGGCAACGTGCTCGTCTAGCAAAGACATTGAGCAAGTTGAAAAAGTGAGTGGGCTCGCAAAAAGTCAGCGTTCTCTTAAAGCTTGGACCGCTCAAAAGTGGCGAACTAAGTCTGGGAAGCGTTCAAGCGACACGGGAGAAAGATATTTACCAGAACGAGCAATCAAGGCGTTGTCTCCTGCTGAATACGCAGCTACAACGAGAGCTAAGAGAGCAGGAAAAGCTTCTGGAAAACAATTCGTCGCCCAGCCTAAAACCATTAAAAAGAAAGTTAAGCCCTTCAGGAAAATAAAATGAGTGATACTTCTGGAGCATCCACATTTAACCTCGAGATAAAAGATATTGTCGAGGAAGCTTTTGAGCGCTGCGGCGCTGAATTGCGTACGGGCTATGACTTACGCACTGCTCGTAGAAGTTTAAATTTATTAGCTATTGAGTGGGCTAATCGAGGTATCAATCTTTGGACAATTGAGCAAGGGCAGATTGTACTAACGCAAGGCAATCCTATATATCCACTGCCGGTCGATACTATTGACTTGCTAGATCAGGTGATACGCAGAAATGACAATACAACTAATCAAATTGATATTAACATCAGCCGCATTAGTGTTTCTACTTATGCTGCTATCCCTAATAAAACAACTACAGGTCTCCCTATCCAGGTCTGGGTAAATAGACAGTCTGGACAAACTAATCCTGCTGGTACGACGCTAAGCACAACTATTAACTCTACAGCTACTACGATAGTTGTTGGCTCTACTGCAAATTTGCCCACTGCTGGGTTTATTCAAATTGATTCGGAAATTATTGGATACACCAATGTATCGGGTAACGAGTTACAAAACTGCGTTCGTGGGCAGTCAAATACAACTGCCACGTCTCATACTGCTGGGGCGACTATTTCTAACGTTAACTTGCCAGCGATTTATGTTTGGCCCACCCCGGATTCTTCAACAACGTACACTTTTGTGTACTGGAGAATGCGTAGATTACAGAATATGGGGGAGGGCGGCACTAATATAGCGGACATCCCCTTTCGTTTTTTACCGTGTTTGGTTGCAGGATTGGCATACCACCTGTCTTTAAAAATTCCAGACGCTATGAATCGTACAGAATTGCTTAAACTAGCTTACGAAGAACAGTGGACCATCGCTGCTGGTGAAGACCGCGAGAAGGCTTCGCAACGATTTGTGCCTAGAGAAATGTACATAGGTAGCGGAGGTTACTAATGACTACCAAGTTTACATCCGGTCACTTAGCAATATCGCAGTGTGACAGATGTGGTTTTCGCTTTAGGCTAAAAGAGTTAAAAACCTTAATTATTAAAACCAAAAACGTTAATATTAAGGTATGTAAAGAATGTTGGGAACCTGATCAACCACAGTTATCGTTAGGTCTGTACCCAGTTAACGATCCCCAGGCAGTGCGGGATCCTAGACCAGATTTAGGGTATATCCAAGCGGGTACTACTGGATTGCAGATTGCCTTAGAGGACAATACTAGTATTAACTCTCTGGGATTCCCTTCAGTAGGTAGTAGGGTCATTCAGTGGGGGTGGAACCCCGTTGGTGGGCCTAGGGGTATTGATAATGGCTTGACACCAAGCACTCTTGTAATGAACGGTGTTTTGGGTTCGGTAACTGTAACAACAACTTAGGAGTAAATATGGCAACGATTAAAGAAGCGCTTAAAAAACATATGGCTAAAGGCAAAGGTGCCCACCCTGACACAGACGTTAAAAAAATGCGTAAGGGTGGTAAAACCAACCTAGAGATGAAGAAATTAGGTCGCGGACTAGCCAAAGTAGCTAATCAGCGGGTATCATCTTTTACATATAAGAAATCAGCTGGAAGGGGCAGATAATGGCTAAATTTAGTATGAAGCGTGGCGGTAAGGAGATCGGCCCCGCCGAACTTTACGCTCCCCCACACACTATGGACGGCAAACCTACTAACGTCAACACATACAGCGGGTATGAGACGGGTGCTAAAGAAATAACCCAGATCAATATATCTGTTGGCACTATTAGTAAAGGTAACTACAAACCTATCAATCCTTATGGTGTTGGTGAGATGCGTGGTTACGGCGCTGCTATTAAAGGTCGTAAGATTAGCGGAAAAATGGGCTAAGGGTAAACCCGAATGAATTACTCTACTCTGTTTGAAACTATTAAGGGATACGTTGAAAACGATTTCCCAACGACTACTTGGACTGATACTGCTGAGACAGGCACTATTAGCTTTACAAGTACCGAACAGATTAATACGTTCATTCGTCAGGCTGAGCAACGTATTTATAACTCGGTGCAATTACCAGTATTTCGTAAAAATGTGACTGGCAACTGCACAACAGGCAACAAATATTTAAGTGCTCCATCTGATTGGAAATCAACATTTTCTTTATCAGTTATAGATCCTGTGACTAATGCACAGACTTTTCTACTAAATAAAGATGTTGAATTTATTCGATCGTGCTACCCAAACCCAACAAGTTCAGGTACACCTGAGTATTACGCTATTTTCAAGGGACCAACCATAGTTCCAGGAGATACATCTACGTTTATTCTGGGTCCTACCCCAGATGTAGATTACAACTTTGAATTGCACTACTTCTACTACCCACAATCAATTGTGGATTCTGCAAGTGGGCAAACTTGGCTTGGTGAAAACTTTGACCAGGTGTTGCTATATGGCTCTTTGTTAGAGGCATATGTATTTATGAAGGGGGAGGCGGATGTTATTGCTAGTTATCAAAAACGCTACGACGAGGGTATGACCCTGTTGTTGCAACTTGGTGAAGGTAAGAACCGTCAAGATACGTATAGAACTTTACAAGCAAGGTATCCAGTAAAATGAATTTTGATACAGTAGAAGGTTTTATGGGCGGTAACGTTATTGTGAAAACTTCACAGGGTAGAGGTTTTACCCCTGAAGAAATTGCAGAACGTGCTATAGATAAGATTATTTATGTTGGCTCTAAATCTCACCCTGCCATTCGTGATCAGGCAGAAGCGTTTAAAGAAAACATACAAAGTGTTTTAGTGTTTTACCTAAAAGAAGCGGTGCGCTCAGACCGCACGACTATTGCCAACCGATTACGGGAAGCTGGTCATCCTGAGCTAACTTTTTTATTGAACGAATAGGAGTTTCAAATGGCTATTACTCAAGCAATGTGCACATCATTTAAAGCCCAGCTTTTGCTTGGTGTTCACGATTTTCGTCCATCGGCTCAGGCTGGTGCGGATACTTTTAAATTAGCGTTGTACACATCATCTGCTACTTTAGATGCAAATACCACTACGTATTCTGCTTCTAATGAGGCTTCTGGTGTTACCGCTGGTGGTGAGGCTCTAACCAATACGGGTGTTGGTACTACTAATACTAACTCCACGGCTGGTACAGGCTTTACTGACTTTAGTGATTTAACGTTCTCCAACGTTACAACTACTGCTCGTGGCGCTTTGATTTATAACACCACACCTTCGGCTAATGACAATGCTAACTCTGCATTAACTAACGCAGCTGTATGCGTGTTGGATTTTGGTGGTGATAAGACCTCAACTGCAGGTGACTTCACTATCATTTTCCCAACTTTTGATGCAAGCAACGCAATCATCCGTATCGCTTAATAGCATATGGCGACAGCCAATTGGGGTGAGGGTCCCTGGGGGGTAGGGGCCTGGGGCGAAGGTTCAATCTCTGTTTCGGTTAACGTAACAGGGGTAACCTCGTCTTCTTCAATTGGAACTGTAAGTGTAGTAGGTAAAGCTAACGTAAGCCCCACTGGCGTAACTGCCTCTGGGGCTCTTGGCACTGAAACTGTAGCCGCTAAGGCTAATGTAAACGTTACGGGTTTATCTGCGTCTGGGTTTGTAGCAAACGTACAAACTGGAATTGGCGTTAATGTAACGGGACTCGAAGCTTCTGGTGCTGTAGGAACTGCTTCTACTGAGTCTGACAATCTTATATCTGTAACCGGCTTACAAGCTACAGGTGCTTTAGGCGAAGAAGAAACCGATTCTGGGGCTAATGTAAATGTTACGGGCGTAAGCTCTTCTGGTGCTGTCGGCACTGTTACTACAAATTCAGAAGGTAATGTTTCCCTCACGGGCGTGTATGGTGGAACCATACTTGGTAGCGTAGTAGGTTGTGGCAACGAAAATGGTGATTGGGGTGAAGGTGCTTGGGGATCTGGTACTTGGGGCGGTGGGGTTACTGAAGTTTGTGTAATTGGCATTGCCGCCACGGTCAATATTGGACAGGTTAATACTGCTCAATCTGTAACTTTGACTGGTGTAGAAGCCAATGGGTTTATTGGCACGGTTGAAGTAGATGCCAAGGCAGATGTTGATGTTACTGGATTAGAAGCTAATGGATTTACAGGAACCGTAGAAGTAGATGCCAAAGCTAATGTAAACGTCACAGGCGTAGAGGCTAATGGTTTTGTAGGTGACGTAGAAGTTGATGCTAAGGCAGATGTAGATGTCACGGGCGTTGAAGCTAATGGCTTTGTAGCTAATGTAGATATATCTACTGATCAGAACATAGACGTAACCGGGGTTGAAGCGGTTGGCGAAGTAGGTGGTGTAGCTGTTGATGCCGGTGCAAATCACGGTGTTACAGGTATAGCTGCTCCCGGATTTATTGGTGACGTAGAGATTGATGCTAAGGCTAGTGTAGATGTTACGGGGGTAGAAGGCACCACGGCTTTAGGAGTTGTAACTCTTTACACTCAAAATAACATATCTGTTACCGGAATAGAAGCAAACGGCTTTATTGGCGATGTAGAAATAGACGCCAAGGCTAGTGTAGATGTAATAGGGGTATTTGGCACTGGCGAGACTGGTACTGTAGAAATAGACGCTAAAGCCAACGTTGTAGTAACAGGGGTTTTTGGCACTGGAGAAGTAGGCACAGCAACCGCAACTGCAGGGGCTAACGTACTAGTAACGGGCGTTCAAGCTGTCGGTGCTCTTGGCGAAGAAGAGATTTCTGGCGGTGCTAATGTATTCCCAACCAGCGTAACTGGAACGGGACAAGTTGGTACAGCTCAGGTATCAGGAAAAGCAGTAGTTAATGTGACCGGCGTGGCTGGCACGATGGGTCTTGGAGAGGTAGAAGTAGACGCTAAAGCTACTGTAGTGGTGACTGGCGTAGCAGGAACAGTTTCTGTGGGTAGTGTTGCCGTAAATAGCGACGCTAACGTATACTTAACAGGTGTGAGTGCAGTTGGTCGGGTATCTAGACCGTTAGTCTGGGGCTTGATTGATACTTCGCAAACACCAAATTGGATGCCGATCGCGGCTTAGGAGCAATAAATGGCAAGTACATATAGTAATCTTAAAATTCAGCTTATGGCGACCGGGGAAAACTCGGGAACCTGGGGCAACGTAACTAATACTAATTTAGGAACAGCTCTTGAACAGGCTATTACTGGTTCGGTTGATGTTACTGTTAACACCGACGTATCACTCACACTAACTGATACTAACGCAGCGCAAAATGCTCGTGCATTACGTCTTAATTTAAGTGGTTCGGGTTCAGCTAACTTAACTGTCCCAGCCATTCAGAAACTGTATCTTATTAACAACGGTACACTCGGTACTGTAACAGTTAAAAACGCAACTGGAGCCACGATTGCTGTACCTACTACTAAGACAATGTGGGTATTTAGTACTGGAACCGGCGTGGTTGACGCAGTAACTCATCTTACTTCGTTGACTCTTGGTTCTGCGTTACCTATTGCTTCGGGTGGTACAGGCTCCACATCTACTACGTATGCTAACTTACAGACTAACGTAACTGGAACTCTTCCAATTGCTAATGGTGGTACAGGTTCAACTACAGCTACTTTTTCAGGTGCTAACATTACGTCAT